AGCTCAGGCAAACTATATGAATCTATAGATGGTGAAGTAAAGGCTATGCGTAACAGCATAGGTATCTACTTTGAGATGGAGCAGTATGGTGCATTCCAGGATAAAGGGGTGAATGGTACTCAAAGGTCATGGGGAGCTCCATACTCATTTAAGAGTAAGATGCCGCCAATGAGTAAGCTAGATAACTGGATAGTTAGAAGGGGGATAGCTCCCAAAGATGAGCAGGGGAGATTCATTAAAAGAAAAAGCCTGCAGTTCCTGATCGCTAGGAGTATCTTTAGGAAGGGGATTAAACCTAGTCTATTCTTTACTAAGGCATTTGAATCGGCGTACAAAAAGCTACCTTCTGAGTTAATTAATAAGTACGGGCTAGATGTAGAAGAGCTAGTAACACAGGCATTAAAAGAAATAAGTAAAAAGAAATGATAAGGATATTTGCACGTTCACCCTATATAGTATCAGTTAATGATGTATCTCAGACAGGGAGTAAGGTAGAGCTATTCATCTATGATGGTGGGAGCACTCCTCCTACTCAGCCTACATATACACTAAGTAAGCTGATTCCTGCTACAGGAGTTACTGAGAATCTATATAACATTAGCCCATATTTAAGGGAGTATCTAAGACATAAATTCAATGGTCAAAACTTTAATACAGTTAATGATTTCACTGAGTATGATGAGTATACCTATGTGCAGTATAAAACATATAATCTAATCGGAGGTACTTACTACCTAGATAGTACGGTTACTGCTAGATGCTATGATGGATATGGATACTATGAGGATTTAGCCAATGTGGATAGAGGGGATGTATTACTAGGTAATGGCACTAAGCACTACTACTGGTATGATTCAACCAATACTCCGCTAGCCATTGGCTCACAAAGGGCAGGTATAGTTACTGCATTCCTAGATAGAGACTGGTCAGTATACTATCAGAATCTCTTAACAGGTGCAAGCCAATTAAACACATATAGTATTGCAGGAGTATATGATTTATACCGGGTATTCCCTACATGGTATGGAGCAGGAAACCTGATGCAGATATATGATGATTTGAATGTGCTGCAGTGGGAGGCTACATTCATCCCTAAGATAGAGTGCAGATATACTCCTATGACCATTGATTTCATTAACAAGTTCGGAGGATGGCAGAGGGAGTTTTTCTTTAAGGCATCACAGGAGATATTAGATGTGAATAGCACTACCTATAATCTCATGATGTCAGATATCTATCCTATGACATTGAGCGAAGGGCAGAGAGCAGTATTCAATAATAACGGGATACGTAAGTATATCATGAATACAGGATGGGTAGATGAGAGCTATGGGGAAACTATGCAGGAGCTCCTACTCAGTGAGAGAGTAATATGGGTGGATAGCAATAAGAGAATACCTGTAAAGGTGAATACTAAGAGCATTAATAAGCAGAAAAATATCAATAACAAAACAATTAACTACTCTATAGAGATAGAGCTAGCATTTGATGTTATTAACTCAGTTATATAATGAAGAGGCAGGTACGTATTTTTATAGAGGGGCAGCAGCTCGATCTATTCAATGATGAGCAGATTCAGGTAAATTCTGCAGTGCAGGATGTATACGATATCAGTAAGACTAAAACAGATATAAGCCAGTCATTCACTGTACCAGGTAGTGCTAAGAATAATCAGATATTTGAGCACTTCTATGAGAATGCTGTAGATGGTACATTAGATTATGGGCTCAGAAGAGATGGATATATAGAGATAGATTTAACCACATTTAGAAAGGGTAGGATATCATTAGAGAAAGCTACTCTAACCAATGGTAAGATAGAGAATTATACCATCACATTCTATGGTGAGCTCACTAGCTTAAAGGACCTATTCGGAGATGATAAGCTAAAGGATTTGAACTATTCATTTTATGAGCATGACTGGACTATGGATGCTATAGTGGATAGGATAGATGGCACTGTTCCTGATCCAGATGTGGCGTGGCCATTGATTACATCTAATAGGTTATGGGAGTATGATGGAGCAGCAGCCCAGTATACGCTGCCTAACTGGCTAACATCTACCACAACGAATAATAATATCCATGATGCATCAGGTGCTATTAATCCTAAGGCGGAATTATTCCCTGCTATCAGGCTGAATAGTATCATGAGATTAATTGAGCAGAAATATGCTATCTCATTTAATAGTAATTTCTTTGCTGATGAGAGATTCATAGCTGCATATCTATGGTTTAAGAATAAGAATGTACCATCATTTAGCTCAGCTCCTCAGGTATTAGATATCACTGGAGTGAATACTTCATCATTCACTAACTATGATTTGAGTGCGTATGTATCATATATAAATAACAGCATTCAGTTCGTATATCTTCCAGGTGCAGGTGCATCCTACCATCAGATAGATTTCATTCCTATATCAGTATCCGGTACAGGAATAGTATGGTACATAGACGTATATAGAAACGGGGTATTTTTTAACACTATTGATTGCTTAGATTTAACTGTATCAGGGAATGTATTATCTACCAATGTGTATGGATTAGATGAAACATATACCTTCCAAATGAGGAGTGAACAGGCAGCTAATATAGATGTATATGTGAAGCATTCATTCCTATACTTTGGTGCTACAGCAGTAGATTATTTTGAGTATACTACCAATACCTTAACATTCGTATCAGGAACTAACCTAGCCAGTGCAGCTCCTGATATTAAGATATCTGATTTCTTTGGTGGAGTGCTCAGAGAATTTAACTTAGTATGTGTTGCTAGTGATGTGGATACGTATACAGTAGAGCCATTACTAGATTGGTATGCATCAGGGAGAGTATATGATATCACCAGGTATACAGATGCTACTAGCATTGAGGTGGCTAAGGTGCCATTATATAAGAGGATAGCATTTAAGTATCAGACATCTGAGAGTGCTATGAATAAGTACTATTTTCAGCAGTGGAGTAAAGAGTATGGGAATACTGATTACCAATATCCGTATGATGGACCTGAGTATGTGATAGAGGTACCATTCGAGAATCTAATGTTTAATAAATTCACTGGTACTGATCTACAAATAGGATACTGTTTGAATAGCTCACTGGCTCCATACATCCCTAAGCCATTGATACTATACAAGTATAGCACAGTACGATATCTTAGTAAACATATTAGATACAAAGATCCTGTAACAGGCAATAGATCAGAACATAACTATACCATGTTTGGGCAGGATTTCACCTCATTAGCTCATGTGGATTATTCACTCAATTTTGCACCTGAGACATCTACATACCATCTGTATCCTATCCAACAGAGTTTATTCGCTACTTACTACTATCAGTATCTAGCTAATTTATATAATGTAAAGAATAGGCTAACTACCTATAAGACTATCCTACCTATATCCCTGCTAACAGGATTAAAGTTAAATGATAGGGTGATTATCAGAGATAAGAGATACATTATTAACGATATGAATTGTAACCTGGTAAGCGGTGAGGTTACACTAAGATTATTAAATGACTTCATGCCGGTTAGCCCGGATGATATTATACCGCCATTACCAGAAGGAGATTAGAATATGATACATCACATAATACAGATGCTAAGCATCACAGAACACTATGGGCAGAGTGAGCTCATAGAAATAGCAAAGGGAAAGTATGCCATTGAAACCAAAGTAAAGAGGGTATACAAACAAGCCATGCGTGAGTTATATATGAAAGGACTAAGGAATGGCACAAACGGTAACAGTTAATTTAGAAGTTAAGGATAACACTAAGAGCTTAAAGGCACAGCTAAAGGAGGCACAGGCTGAGGTAGCTGCATTGGCTGATAAGTATGGTGCTGCATCTGCACAGGCTACTCAGGCTGCTAGGAAAGCTGCTGAATTAAAAGATAGAATAGGGGATGCTAAGGCATTAACTGATGCTTTTAATCCGGATGCTAAATTCAAATCATTCACTGCTACATTGAGTGGAGTGGCAGGTGGATTCTCTGCAGTGCAGGGAGCTATGGGATTAGTAGGAGCTGAGGGTGAGGAGGTGCAGAAGATGATGCTAAAGGTGCAGAGTGCTATGGCTATCTCACAGGGATTGCAGGCATTAGGTGAGGCACAGGATTCATTCAAACAATTAACTTCTGTAGTAGGTGAATTTGTTACCGGACTATTCAAAAAGAATGCTGTAGAGGGTACAGGGGTAGCTATTACTGAGGCTAGTGTAGTAGCAACTGAGGCAGGAATAATAGCAACTGAGGCAGAGGCTGTAGCTACTACTGAGGCTGCAGTAGCACAGGAGGGATTGAATGCTTCTATGGCCATGAATCCTATAGGTGCTTTAGTGTTAGCATTAACTGCATTAACTGCAGGATTAATATACTACTTCTCATCTGCTGATAAAGCTACCAGTGCTACTGAGAAAATGGCTAAGCAGAAAAAAGAGGCAGAAGAGGCTGCGAAGAAACAGAGCCAGGCAGTAGCTAAAGAATCTACTGAGTTCATAGGATTGATATATCAGTTAAAAGCTACCAATGCTAAAAGCAAAGAGAGAGCTGATTTAATCAAAAAGATAAACAGTACATACAATACTACCTTAAAGAATTTATCTGATGAGGCAGCATTCCAAAAACAGCTCAATGTTGAGGTAGCTAACTATATAGCATATCAGAGAGCTAAGTATGAACTACAAAAAAATGAAGAAAAAATTACACTTAACCTGGAGAAACAGGATAAGATTAGAAAGAAACTAAATGATACTCAAAAGGAGCTAGATAGATTAAACGAGAAGAAAAAGAATCTACCTGCTGATTATTTAGGGATAGGCCAATTAAACCAACAGATAGAAGAACAGAATAAAAAATTAAAAACTTATCAGGAGCAGTTAGATGCAGCCGGTAAGAGATTAGAAGATTATGGTAGAGTAGCACTGGATACTAATGGAGTTATAAATGAGATAGAAGGTAGTAATGGTAAGTTCAATACTTCATTAAAGAAAACAGGAGATACTGCAGGAGATACCAGTAATGAGATTAAAGATTATGCAGCAGATCTAAATAACTACCTGGATGCTATTGAGGCAGATAGGCAAGCTAGATTAACTGATGCAAGAGACAAAGAAGAGCAGGAATTATCTAACCGATATGAGAAATTATATGATCTAGCAGATAAGGCAGGAGTAAGTACTGCAGATTTGCAGAAAAAACAGGGTATTGAGTTAGGAGAGATTCGCAAAAAATATCAGAAGTTAGCAGATGATGAGAATCTTAAGCTAATGCAAGAGATGGATGATAAGGATACTCAAATGTTCCTTAGATCTCAGCAGATTAAAATAGATGCTATGGAGGATGGTCTCGATAAGGAGGCAGCCATACGTAAACTAGCCTATGATAAAAAGCAGATAGAATTACAAGCTCAGTTAGATGCTGAGTTAATTACTTATGAGCAATTTCAAACTGCATCAATAGCTAATAATAAGGCATATAATGACCAAATAAAAAAAGATGATAAGTCAACTTATGATCAGAAGGCTGCACTGCAGAATCAGTATGCAGATATAGCTACTCAGGCAGCTAATTTATTAAAGGAAACATTAGGCAAAAGTAAAGCAGCCCAAAAAACTGCAGTAATTATAGAGAGTGCTGCAGGTATTGCTAAGATGATTATATCTAACAAGCTAGCTAATTTAGGGGCATTGGCTACTCCTCAGGCTATTGCATCATCAGGAGTATCTGCTGCTCCTGTTATTGCAGCTAATAACGTATCATTAGGATTAGGGATAGCTGCTAACATAGCGGCAACTGCTAAGGCATTGAAAGAGATAGGAGGTGGAGGGAATCCGCCATCAGGAGGAGGAGGCGGTGGGGGCTCAATGGCTACAGGTGGAGCAGGCACAGGAGTGAATGCACCCAACTTTAACGTAGTAGGTAATAATGGGCTGAATCAGTTAGCTCAGTTACAACAGCAGCCAATTAAGGCATATGTAGTAGGCTCAGAGGTATCTACTCAGCAGGCATTAGATAGAAATAGAATTAAAAACGGAACACTATAATGAAAATAATTGAACTAATTTTAGATGAGAAGGATACTGAGATGGGGGTATATGCGGTATCTGTAGTAGATGAGCCTGCCATAGAGGAGAATTTCATAGCATTGAGTAAACAAAGCATAGAGCTGGCTACCATTGATAAGGAAAAAAAGCTACTCATGGGGCCTGCATTGATACCTAATAAGCAGATTTATCGTAAGAACGAGAAGCATGGGGAGTTCTATATCTACTTCTCAGAGGATACAGTACGCAAAGCCAGTGAGATGTTTTTCATTAATAGCAACCAGAGTGCTGCTACCTATGAGCATGATGCTAAAATAGATGGCATGACTGTAGTAGAATCATGGATAATTGATAATCCTGAGAAAGATAAGAGTGCAGCCTATGGATTCAGCCTACCTAAAGGTACGTGGATGATAAGCATGAAGGTGAATAATCCGGATGTATGGAAAAAAGTTAAGGATGGAGATGTAAAGGGATTCTCAATAGAGGGATACTTCGCAGATAAGTATGAGATGAGCATGGAGATGGCTATGAGAAAGGCTATGGATGAGGAGAAGGAATACCTAATAGAGCAGATTAAGAAGGTCCTTAAAGGTCAGGAGCTGGAAGAGGTAAGCTATAATGACTATCCATCTGTAGTAAAAAGAAATGCACAGAGAGGTATATTATTGAATGAGAGAAATGGGAATAAATGCTCCACGCAGGTGGGAAAAATTCGTGCACAGCAGTTAGCTAATGGTGAGAAGGTCAGTATGGAAACGATAAAAAGAATGTACTCCTACCTATCCAGAGCTGAGGTATACTATAACCAGGGAGATAGTAATGACTGTGGGTATATATCCTACCTATTATGGGGAGGGAAGGCAGCACTATCATGGGCAGAATCTAAAATAAAGCAGAATGGCGAAGATTAAAGCTACCACAGGTATCTCATTCGTAAGAAAGCCTAAGAGAAAGAGACCAGGTATTCACTCTAAATGCAAAGCATCTAGAAGTAAGATGGGTAAAAACTATGTTAAACTATATAAAGGACAGGGAAAATGAAACGTAAAGAATCAAAGAGTTCACCTAAGGGTGGCAAAAGAGGGTGCCTATGTAAGGATGGTACCTATAATGCTAAATGCTGTGATGGCACATTACCTGCACAGGGAATAGGTGATATCACTACTGAGAATCCGGGTAACATTACTCAGATAATACAGGTGCGGCAGATTAACTAAAAATGGAACAACTAAATTATTAATGAGTTATATATAAAAAAATATGAAAGAATCTATTTTATCACGTATCTCTGCACTTCTCGGGATGGAGAAGGTAGAGCTAGCATCCATGAAGTTAATGGATGGAGTAACTGTACTAGAGGCTGATGCATTTGAGCCGGGTATGGAAGTATTTATTGTTACTGAGGATGAGCAGCGTATTGCTCTACCTGTAGGTGAGTATGAGCTAGAGGATGAGAGAATCCTAGTAGTAGCTACTGAGGGAGTTATTGCTGAGATTAAGATGAAAGAGGAAGAGGCACCCGCAGTAGAAGAGGAGGCACCTGTAGCAGAAGAGCCTGCAGCAGAGGAGCCAATGATGGAAGAGCAAATGTCTGAGGAGGGTACTCCTGCACAACCTAAGAAAGTAATTAAATCCCAAATTGAGGAGATGTTATTCTCTAAGATTGAGGAGTTAAAAGCAGAGAATGAAGCATTGAAAGCACAACTATCTGAGCAGCCTGTAATAGAAGAGGCTCCTGTAGTAGAGGCTGAGGCTGCTGCTAAACCTATCTCACATAATCCTGAGAAACAAACTGCTGTACCACAGTTCACATTTGGTGCAAATCGTAAGGAGACTACTATGGATAGAATCCTAAATAAATTGGCTAACTAAAATTAAAATAAAAAAAAATGGCAACTTCAATTACTACAACTTATGCTGGTGAGTTCGCAGGGAAATATGTATCTGCGGCTTTATTATCTGCTCCTACCATTGAGAATGGTGGAGTAACTGTACTTCCTAACGTACACTTCAAACAAGTTATTCAAAAGGTAGCTACTGATGCTATCTTAAAGGATGCTACATGTGCATTCTCTGATGTATCTACAGTAACTTTAACTGAGCGTGTATTAACTACCAAAGACCTTCAGGTGAATTTGGAGCTTTGTAAAAGAGATTTCTTCTCTACATGGCAAGCTGCTGAGATGGGATTCTCTAACTTCAAAACTTTACCTAAGTCTTTCGCTGATTTCTTAATAGCTCATGCATCTGATAAGGTAGCTGCTAACGTAGAAACTGCATTCTGGACAGGTGCAACTGGTACTTCTGGTTCATTCAATGGTATCTCTACTATCGTATCTACTGATCCATTATTACCACCTGCACAGGAGGTAACTGGTACTTCTGTAACTGCTTTGAACGTAGTAGTAGAATTGGGTAAAATTGTAGATGCAATTCCTGCAGCTCTTTATGGTAACCCTAACTTAAGAATCTATGTATCTACTAACATCGCTAAAGCATATGTACGTGCATTAGGTGGATTCTCTACTGTATCAGGTTTAACTGGTAACGTAGCTCCTGGTACTGGTATGAACAATCAATCAACTCAGTGGTATTCTAACGGATCTTTGAGCATTGACGGAGTAGAGATATTCTGGGCTCCGGGATTAGCTACTAACACTGCTATTGCTACTACTACTGATAACCTATTCTTTGGTACTTCTGTACTTTCTGATTTGAATGAGGTTAAAGTTATTGATATGTCTGATGTAGATGGATCACAAAATGTACGTGTTATCATGCGTATGGCTGGTGGTGCTCAGTATGGTGCTGTAGAAAATATCGTAACTTACGGTATTGTTAACTCTGCTAACTAATAATTAATAATCATGGGGAGTGGGTAACTGCTCCCCTTTAATACATTAAAGATATGCCTTGTTTTATTGCAAACGGAAGAACTGAACAATGTAAGGATAGTATCTCTGGTATCCAGGCTCTATACCTTATCAATTTCGGTGACTTCGATCCGGATCCATCTACATTAGGTGGTGATGTAACCTATGATACTACTGTAGGTTTTGAGGATCAAATTACTGCCATTGGTGGTACTATCAATAACTTGTACAAGTATGAGTTAAAAGGTAATAATGGATTCAACACTACTGTTAACACATCACGTGATAATGGTACTACTTTCTTTACTCAGACTATTACTTGCGAGTTAAAGAGACAAGATCCAGTATTTCACAAACAGTTTAAGATTTTAGCTTATGGTAGACCTCACGTAATTGTACGTACTAATGGTAACCAGTTTTTCATAGCTGGTCTATACAGAGGATGTGATGCAACTGCAGGAAGCATTGAGAGTGGTATAGCTTATGGTGATTTCAATGGTTACAAACTTACGTTTGAGGCTATGGAAGAGAAGCCAGCCAATTTCTTAGACTGTGCATCTGAATCTGATTTACTTACTTTGTTAGGAGCACCTACATTAGTTACTACCTAATAACTAATCCTACATAGCGCAAAGGGCCTGCCATTATGGTGGGCCTTTTGTTTTTAGAAACATATTTTAAGAATGTGAGTTATAATAATATGATAGTTCTAACTACAATCAAAACTGCACAAACTGTTAGATGCATACTTAGAGCAGGGGGTACTCCTGACTATATGATATTAACTGATGAATCTACTAATATAGATGTTAATGTTAATGTATCTAGTATTATACCTTTACAATACTTTTTAGAGATAGGAGGTACTTTTGATTTAGAGGAGGGGCACTATTATAGGTTAGTGATATTTGATAGTAATGATGTGGAGTTATATAGAGATAGGATATTCTGTACTGATCAGGTACCTGCAGATTATACTCCTAATCAAAATAGATACAAATCATTTAGCGTGCCTAATGATAATGAATTTTTAATGTACTAATATGGATAACATTCATGTAATTAACCTAGCAGCCTATGAGGCTCCTGTAATTAAGGAGAGCAAAAAGAATGACTGGGTGGAGTATGGTGAGGATAATATGCACTTCCAGTGGTTACTGGATAGGTATATAAACAGCACAACCAATTCAGCCGTAATTAATAACATCTCCCGGTTAATTTATGGGAAGGGGCTCAGAGCATTAGATGCTAAGAATAAGCCGAATGAGTATGCCCAAATGATGTCAATGCTAGAGAAGGATGATATCCGGAAGATGGCTCTTGACTTTAAGATGTTAGGCCAATTTGCTATCCAGGTACTATACACAAAGGACCATAAAAAGATAGCTAAGGCTCATCATATCCCAGTGCATTTATTAAGAGCTGAGAAATGTAATGAGGATGGAGAGATAATGGGATACTACTACTCAGATAACTGGGCAGAAGTTAA